GAAGAACGCGGCGGCAACCACCAGGACGAATACCGTTCGGCGTTCTTCGCCATGCTCGCTGCTGGCGGCAACGCCTCGGACCTGGACCCGGAACAGCGCGCCATTCTTCGCAAGGGCGCCACTGAGTTCCGCGCTCAGACCACCAGCAACACGGCGGGCGGCTACACTGTCCCGGTGACGCTGGCCAACTTCATCGTCAAGTCTATGGCGATGTGGGGCCCGATGTACGACGACGCCATCTGCACCACCATCAACACCGCCTCCGGTGAGCAGATCAACATCCCGACCGTCGATGACACGGCGGTCGCGGTGGCCAAGCACACCGAAGGCACCGCCCTCACCGACGACGGCGGCGTTGACGTTACGTTCGGCCAAAAGGTGCTCAACGCATTCATGTTTGACACCGAGTTCGTTCGCTGGTCGCTGGAACTGTCGCAAGACAGCATCTTCAACGTTGAGCAACTCCTGGGCGAACTGCTGGGCGAGCGTCTCGGGCGCCGGGCCAACACCGAACTGACCACGGGCGATGGCACGGGCGACCCGAACGGCGTCGTCACCGCCTCCACCCTCGGCAAGACGGCGGCTTCTGCTACCGCCATCACCGCCGACGAGCTGATCGACCTTCAGCATTCGGTCGATCCGGCTTACCGCATGTCGCCCAAGGCGCGGTTTATGTTCAACGACGCCACGATGGCCAAAATCCGCAAGCTCAAGGGCGGTGACGGCCAATACATCTGGCAGATGGGCGACATCCGCACCACGGTCCCCGGCACGCTTCTCGGCTCGCCCTACAGCGTAAACCAAGCCATGCCGGCCTCCACCGCCGGCCTCAAGTCGGTGATCTACGGCGACTTCGGCAAGTACTACGTCCGCAAGGTCGGATCGCCGGTCATCGGCGTGATGCGCGAGCGGTTCTGGCCTGACCTGGGCATCGCTGGCCTGATCCGCTTCGACGGCGAACTCGGCGACACCGCCGCCGTCAAGCACCTCATCATGGCCTAGGACTGACGGGGCGGGCTTCGGCTCGCCCCGCTTCCCTTCCCCTTAAGGAGTAGGTCATGTCCTACAATCAAACCGGATACCGGAACGAAGACGGCGTTATCGTCACTTCGGGCCAAACTGCGGTAACGCAGGCGACCAACATTACCACGGGCGTCACCTGCAACGCCTACACGGGCGTCATCACCACGGTGTCGCAGACCGTGGCCGCTGGCGCTGAAGCTGAGTTTACCGTGACTAACAGCAAGGTTGCGGCGACTGACGTTGTGGTCGCTTCGATCAAGACGCACACGTCGGCGGGCTCGTTCATCGTCGCGGTGTCTGCGGTTGCGGCGGGTAGCTTCAAGCTGCACCTTACCAACCTTCACGCCTCGGCGGCTGGCGACAACGTGCTCGTTATCAACTTCCTGGTGCTGAAGGCCACGGCTTAATGCGACTGCGGATGCTGACCAGCATCGCCGGGGATGGGTTCGCCCTGCACCACGGCGATGAAACGGAGCGGTTCAGCGGTGATGAGGCAACGCGCCTTGTCGCCGCTGGCTACGCTGTGCCGGTCAGTGATGAGATTGTGGAGCGGGCGGTAAAGCCTGTTGCTGCTGAGCGTCGAAAGGGGAAACTCTGATGTGGCGCGCTCCTGTTGTGTCGTCGGCGGCTGCGGTCGAGCCGCTTTTGGTGGACGACATGATCCTGCAAATGAACGCGCAGGGGACGTTGGACGATGAGCTAATCGGGGCTCAAATTGCGGTCGCCCGCGCCTACGTTGAGGACTACACCGGCACGCGACTTATCACCCAAACCCTGACCTTGCGGACGGACGACTGGGCGGACCTTGACGGCCTGCCTGTCGCGCCGGTCCAGAGCATCACGTCGATTACCTACGTTGACGTAGACGGCACGACGCATACGCTTTCGGCGACCGTTTATGAGGCCCGGCTTTACGGCCTGGAGCCGTCCGTGGTCCTGAAATATAACCAGACATGGCCGACCATTCGCGTCGGCTCGCAAATTACCGTTACGGCTGTTGTCGGCTACGGCGCGGCGGGCGCAAATGTCCCGCCCCCGATCATGCAGGCCATGAAGCTGGTCGCGGCTGACGCCTACCGGTTCCGAGAGACGGCGCAGGTCGGTTCCGTGGCGGGCGTTTACCCGGTGGCGGCGACGGTGGAAAACCTGCTGGCCAATCATCGAAAGTTCGTCTGATGGACAGCGGCGCCCTTGATCGGGTGGTAAAGCTGCTTCAGCCGGTTTCGGCCACGAACAGCGCCAACGAAGACGTCATCACCTACACCCTGGCGGCGACGGTTCGGGCTCACAAGGAAGACGTGAGCGACGCCGAGCGGGTGAGGGCGCAACAGGTCGGAGCGATGATCACCACGCGGTTCCGCTTCCGGTGGTCCTCTACCCTGTACGCTATAGACCCGACGTGGCGCCTGAAGCTGGTCGAATACGAAGGTGTCGAGCGCGAATACGACGTGGCCGGGGTCAAGGAAATTGGCCGTCGCGTCGGGCTGGAGATCACGGCGAACGCTCGGTCGGATCGCGTCACCCTCTACACTTAGGAGCGGCCATGAAGGTCAAGATGCTTGTCGCCTTTGAGCGGCAGAACACGGCCAAGCCGTTTCTGGTCGGCGACGTGGTGGAGGTGCCCGAGCAGTTGGGCGTCCTCTACGTTCAAGCCGGTTACGCGGTCGTGGTTGAGGCTGAGCAGCATCCCGACCCGAACGCGCCGGAGCCCGCGCCGGTCGAGGTCGCCCCCAAGCCCGAACCCATCACCCAACCCGAGCCGCCTGTTCGTCGGGCCGCTGGCAAGCCGAAGGACTAAAACATGGCTGATCTTTCCGTTACCGCCGCAAGCTGCGTTCCCGGTTCTGATGCTCGGGTCGAGTTCGGCACCGCTGGCGAGACCATCGCCGCCGGCAAGGCGATCTATCTGGCCTCCGCGACGAACAAGTGGATGCTGGCCGACGCCAATTCCGGCACCGCCGAAGCCCGCGACGCCAAGGCCATCGCGCTCACCGGCTCGTCGAACAATCAGCCCGTTGCGTTCGCCCGGTCGGGTAGCCTCACGCTTGGCGCGACCATGACGGCGGGCACGGTTTATTACCTGTCGGATACGCCCGGCGGCATCTGCCCGGTGGCTGACATTGCGTCGGGCGAATATGTCGAGGTTATCGGCGTGGCGACCTCCACCACGGTCATGTCGCTGATCCTGGCTTACTCGGGCGTCGCGCTCTGATGAGAATGAAGGTCACGGGGCTGCGAGAGTTAGACGCGGCCCTGATGACCATGAAACAGTCAACGGCGCGCGGTGTTGTTCGCCGCGCTCTGTTGACGGCGGCGCAACCGATAGCCGACGACATGGCCAAGCGGGCGCCGCGCGATAGCGGATACCTGGGCGACCACATCGACACCGGCATCCGGCTTTCGCGTCGTCAACGCAGCGTGAGCCGCAAGGAAAGCGACGTCGAGGTCTACGCCGGGGCGACCCGTGTAGATCAGGCGGTCTTTCAGGAGTTCGGGACCATCGACCACGCGGCGCAACCGTTCGCCCGTCCTGCGTGGGACGCGGGGAAAATGGACGCACTCGAAACGGTCAAGACCGAACTAGCGGCTGAGATTGAGAAGACGGCGGCGCGGGCTGCGAAGCGGGCGACGAGGAAGGGCTGACGATGGAAGAGGCCCTTATTGCCTACCTGTTGGCCCATGTTCCGCTAACGCCACTGGTCGGGCGGCGTATCCGGCCCGTGATCGCCAAGCAAGGCGAGGGTTTCCCGTCCGTCGTGGTGACGATGGTTTCGCACCTGCCGGAATACGTCACGCAAGGCCCGGTGAGCCTCGCTGACAGCCGCGTTCAGGTGGACTGCTACGCCGAAACCTTCGCGGCCTCAAAGGCCGTGGCGCGGGCTGTAAAGGCGTGCCTAAGCGGTCGGCGGTTCACGTCTGTCGGCGTTGAGTTTCAACAGTGTGCAGTGATTGCCGAGCGCAGTTCCTACGAGGACGGCAAGGAAGTGAAGCTGCACCGCACCTCTATCGACTTCCGGGTCTGGCATACCCAGCCCTGACGCCTAAACCGCCCTTCGGCAAGGCGCTGCCCGTCGTGAGACGCGCACTCCCTTAGATGGAAACAGCCCAATGGCCACCACTGCAATCGTCGGCAACGGCGCAACCGTCCTACTGGACAACGCCGCTGGCACCCCTACCTCTGTCGGCGAAGTCGTCAGCGTTACCCCCATTGCTGTCAGCGGTGGAACGGCTGACGCCACGCACCTCGGCTCCGGCGGTTGGCGCGACTTCATCTCCACGATCCGCGACGCGGGCGAGGGGACGCTGACCATCAACTGGATTCCGGGCGACACCACCGACCAGCTTCTCCGCACCGCTGTCGGCGACGGCCTGGTCCGCACGCTGAAGGTCACGGCGAGCAACACCAAGTTCATCCAGTGCGAGTGCTTCGTGACGGCTTACGAGCCGGGCGAGATCACGCCGGATGGCAAGCTGGAAGGCTCCATCAACGTGAAGTTCACCGGCTCGCCGACCTATGGTTAATGCCGTAAAGGGCGAAGTGGCGTTTGAGGTCGAGGGCCGGAGCTACAAGCTGGTTCTCGACTTCAACGCGCTGTGCGAGGTCGAGGACGTTCTGGGCGCCGAAGGCATGGACCTAGCCCGGCCTAAGGCTATCCGGGCCATCTTCTGGGCGTCGATGCTCCTCTATCAGCCTGACGCCACGGTGCAGGATGCGGGCGACCTGATCGGCGCGCTGGGTCTGGAAAAGGCCGGCGCGCTGGTCGCTGAAGCCATGAACCGCAGCGGCCTTGCGGGAGGCGACGGCGAGGCCCCCGCAAACCCTCCGAAGGCGAGCCGCGCGGCTTCGACTTTGAGGAAGCGTTAGGGCTCTGGATCGAGCTTGGCGGGGATGCGGACGCCTTCTGGCGTCAGACCCCGCAACGCTATCGGCACTGGGTCGAGAGCCGCCTCAAGTTCGTCCTGGCGGATCGCAAGCACCGCGAAATGATGACCTACGCGGGCGAGGTTCTGGCCCGTAGCGGCAAGCGTATGCCGTCGTTTGACAAGTTCTTCGGGACCGACCCGCTCAAAAATCGCCCGAAGAAACAGAGCGCCGACGAAATACTTGCGGCGCTTGGCGCCATCGTCGGACCACCCCCGGAGACGACATGAGCAACAGCGTAATCGGCGCGCTCCGGGTCGTCCTCGGGGCCGATACCGCATCATTCGAGCGCGGCCTCGACGGCGCCCAGCGGACGCTCAACCGTTTCAACCGCGACATGCAAAAGCTGTCGGCGAAGTTCACGGGCATCGGCCAGACGCTCACCCTCGGGCTGACGGTTCCGATTGCGGCCTTCGGGGCGGCGTCGGTGCAGGCGGCTCAACAATCGGCGGATGCGTTTGCCCAGGTCGAGGCCGCGCTTAAGTCGATGGGCGGCGCGAGCGGCAAGACGGCGGCGGATTTGCAGGCGTCGGCCAAGTCGCTGCAAGACGTAGCGGCCATCGACGACGACGAGATCCTTCGCAAGGTCACGGCCAACTTGCTGACGTTCGGCAAGATCGCCGGGCCGACCTTCGACCGCGCGCAAGTGGCCGTTGTGGATCTGGCAACCCGCATGAAGATGGACCTTCAGGCGGCGACGCTGCTGGTTGGCAAGGCGCTTAACGATCCGGTCAAGGGCCTGACCGCGATGGGCCGGGCGGGCATCCAGTTTACCGCCGACCAGAAGACGCTGATCAAGTCGCTGGTTGATACGGGGCGGACGGCTGAAGCGCAGGCGATCATCCTCGGCGAGCTTGAACGCCAGTTCGGCGGATCGGCCAAGGCGGCGGCGGATGCCAACCCCTATGCCCGCCTGCAAATCGCGTTCGGGGAGCTGACCGAAGTGATCGGGGCCAAGCTGATCCCGGTCATCACGCCGGTCATCGAAAAGCTGACGGCCCTTCTTAACGGCTTCGACAAGCTGTCCCCGGCTATGCAGAACTTGGTCCTGATCGGCGGCCTGATCGCGGCGGCGATTGGTCCGGTTCTGGTCGGCGTGGGGATGCTGATATCTGCCGTTGGGACGATTGCCGGTCTACTCGCCGGGCCGGCTGTTGCGGCGCTGGCT